GCCCCAGTACTGGCCGCCGCCGAGCGCAAGCCAGAGTTCCAGATCGCCGCCCGTAACGCGAGCGCTGGGCAGGTAGACGCACTGTACAGCCGTATTGCCGGGCTGGTTGGGCGCGCCGGGGACGTTGCCGCTGGTGATGCCCTTGGGATAGACCACGCCAGCCGCCACACCCCAGAGGAAGTCTTCGGCGACTACCTTGATCGAGTAGTCTTCCTGCTCTTCCACGCTGACGAAGCGGATCGCCTTGATGCCCAGCGCGCCCAATGCAAGGTTGAGTTCGATGATGTCCATCGGCTCGAGCAACTGGAAGTACCAGGGCAGCGTGAATTCATACTTGCGCAGCGGGGTGGCAGCGCGGCGCAGGGCCATATTCATGGCGACGGCTGCGTAGAACTGCACGCAGAACATGTGCGCGGAGACCGTCTTCATCGGCAGCAGACCGTTGGCGAGGATCGAGGCCTCGTCCTGCTCATGGATCAGCGCGGTATTGTAATTGTCATTCCGGGCAGCATATTCCCACTGCGTACGGTTGTAGTTGTCGGCCAGATCGTTCCAGCCGAGCTTGACCGCCTCTTCGCCCTCGCCGCACAGCAGCTCGTCTTCGTCGATCAGGTAGATCGGCTCAGTCTGCGGAGTGTACGTCCGCCCGTTGCCGACAGCCGTAGTGTCGCCGTAGGGAACGATCTTCAGCGAGCCGCCGCTCCAAACCGGCGCCGCGTTGGTGAGGTCGCAGATCTCCGTGATAATCTCCGTCGCCTTGCGGACCGAGTCGTAGAACGGGCTGATAAACAGATTGTTGGCAACGCAGAAGTTCGAGTAGCCGGTCACGTCGCCAAGGTAAGGCCAGTTACAGCCCGCGACCGCGTCCGTCAACATGTCGGTGATGATGACCGAGGGATCGCAATCGGAGACACCGCTGCCGAAGGATGCGAGCCTTCCATTCAGCACTTCGACAGACAGGCTGGGCGTGGTGGCGGAGCTGCCAAGGTCGATCGACGCGCACAGCAGCCGCGCCAGGCCGTCGTAGCCCAACGCCCGCGTCGGGTGGTTCGTCAGCATGTAATCCCACGGCGTCTGCGGTGTGGTTCCCAGCGCAGCCGCGAAGTTGAACTTGAGCAACGGAGCGCGCGGATCGTTGCCCACGGAGATGGCAGAGCCGGAGGTGTCCGCCGTGGTGTAGCTGTAGGTGATCGAAACCACCTTGCCCGTATCCGCGACGTTGAATTTATAGAGCCCCGTCGTACTGACGGCGTATTGCAGCGGCCCCGGCGCGGCCCCGGAGATCGTTCCGCCGCCGAAGATGCCGATGCTCTCAAACGGAGCGGGCTGGTTTCCGGCGAGCGTAACGCTGCCATCCGAGCCGAAGTCATTGGCCGCAACGCTGTACGCAACCTGATAGGTAACGCCCTCGTCGACGTAGAACGCGGCGACGCCCTGCGCGACCTGGTACGTCAGTCCTCCGCTGCCAATCGTCCAGGTATCGGTGATGGCGAGCAGCAGGCCGCCGCCGCCTGTGCTGTAGACGTTGCCATAGCCCCCGACCGGCCCGGCGCACACCAGCATGTCCACCGCGGCATAATACTCATAGCTGCTGACACTTCCACCTTTGCCTCCGCTCGATTGCGGGACGCCGACGAAGTCAACATAGTCGAGCAGCTTGATCGGTGCCTTGAAGTTGCCCCAGCCGATCGGGCGCGCGACCCCGTACTCACTGGTCCCCACCTGGATGGAGCCGAGCAGGTTGGGCTGTTGCGACCGGGATCCGAGACCGAAGAGTGACATGTGCGAGTTTCCTAAAAGCTAAAGAAGAGCGGCCGGGTGACGCCGGTGCGGCTCAGGTTGGCGTCGCGCGAGACGTCATCGCGGACAACGCCGCGCGGGTTGAGTGCGTGGATGATCTTCGGCCACGCGGTGATGATGGCGCCGTGCGACCAGCAGCGGCCGATCCGCCAGAGAACGAAGTCGCCAGGCTGGACTTCAGCCTCCGGGATCTCGATCGCTCCGCACTGGAGGACGTAATTCAGGTAAACCTCTTCGCCGCGATGCAGGTTCCATTGCTGCACATACTTCGGGATCGGCGGCGCGACGATGCCGAGGATCTTCGAATAAACGTCGAGCGGAAACATCGCACAGTCTGCGCCGGAGCCCTTGACGCGGGCGTTATCGTGAAACGGCGTCTTCAGCCACGACTCGGCCTCCGCGACGATCGCCGCGCGTTGTTCGGAAGTCATGGATCAACTCTCCCAGTCGGGGATATCCACCGTGCGACCGGCGAGCTTATGCGTGCAGTCCGCAAGAAACATAATCTTGCCGTCCCGGATCCACGTATGGCAGACCGGCTCCGTCGGGTTTGCTCCGCCGACGTTTACCAGAACCGACGGATTCAACGTGGGCGATTCGAGCGAGCCATTCCACGTCCAGCCCTTGCCGGAACGATGCCCGTTGACCGGAACGCCGTGACCGCCTTCGCAGCCCGGACAATGCCAGGCGACGTAATCCGGTTCGATCTCATGAAACTTCGCCATTAGTACGTCACCGTAGGATCGGGCACAAACGGCATGCCGCGGAAGTGGGGTGCGAGGCCACCGCTGGGCGCGTAGCCGTACTTCGAGATGCAGGTTGCCAGTGTCTTATCGCAGCCCGGCGTGACCTTGAAGGTGTCGCCCGCGACAGGCGCGGACAGGAACGGGTAACTTGGCGCGATGACTCCGCCGGCATAGCTCTTGACCATCCAGCTAAGCCCGGAGTTTGCGCCGGAGGTGAAGGTTACGACGCCCTGCGTGAAGTACACGTCCGGATTGCTCAGCCCCGACAGCAGCTTATTGACCGTACAACCAGCAGAGGCCGTGGCAGTGACCGTCAGCGGAACAAGATTGATGCCGCACCCGGCATCGCCCAGAACGCGGTTGCAGTCGGTCTGGACAACGTCGCGCGGATAGTCCTGATCCAGATCGTCGAGCATCGACTTGATGGTGATCTCCGCCGAGGTGGACGTGATCGAGTCGATGGAGTTGACGCGGCCTGCGAAGCGAGTGAAAGGCGAGGTCCACGTCAACACGTTCGCGCCAGGGTTGGTGGCGAACTGGCGCTGCAGCGTGAAGACGGCCCGGTTGAGGAAGCCCCGCGCAATCATGCCGATGTATTCGGCGTTGGCCTCCTGAAACGTGACCTTCATGGTCGAGACGGACATGCCGCGCTCGGTTGAGATGGTTCCGCGCACCAGGCGCGGCGGACCCGGCAGGTAGGTGACACCGGCAACCTTCAGCGGCCTGCGCTTGTCGGTGAACGTCCACACCGGACCCGAGAGCAGGTTGAACGTGAACAGGTTCGCGATCGCGGCGCGGGTGGGCCGGGTGGCAAGGAAACTCGCCACATCTGAAGGTGCATCTAGCATTTCGGCTTCCTTCGCTGCTTGCGAGCAGCGCGCTTGGCGGCCCGGTTGGCGCGCACGATTGCGGCCTGCAACTTGCCTTCCTGTTCGCGGTTGCGCACTTTGACCATCGGGATGCCGTAGCCGCAATATCCACCCATCAGTACTTCTCCTGTTCGAGCTTCAGCGTCTGCAGCTCGTAGAGCTGATACATGAACTGCTCGATATTCAGCGCGTCTTCGGCAAAGTGAACTGGCCACTGCCACGCGCCGTCCCACGTAATCACGACGCCGCTGGCCGGAGCGGTGGCGAAGGTAATCAGGCCATTCGCGCCCTGCGTCACACCGGACAATTGCGGAACGCCGTTCAGTGAGATGGTGACCTCCCCAACCGGCGCTTGCACTTCGTCCAGGAAGTCGCCGCAGTCGCGCAGCAGGTAAAACTCCGTCGTAGTGCCGTCGCCGGTACCGACCGGGGCCCCGGTGACGGTCGACGCGGCCGGGTTGCCGGTGAGCGCGCAGGGATCGAGCAGGAAACTGTCAAAGCTGCCACCGCGCGCATTGAAGAATCCGACAATCTGGGCCAGCTCCGAGTAGCCGTTCGGGTTGGCCGGATCGCCGGGCACCGCCGGCGGAGAGTCGCGCAGGAATTCAAACGTAAGCTCGAACGTCCACAGCGGGTACGGATCGTT